GCCGAATAGGTCGCAAGCTGCCTGTAGGTGATGTTGTTGTAGTAGCCTTCGGAAATGGCATAACGCGCGAGACGCGCTTCATACGTGTCCCACCCAAAGGCTTCCAACGGCACGAGTGACCGAGCGTTATAAGCGGCGATCCCTGCCCGAATTGCGGTCATGAGTCTCTCCAACATAAGCTGTGTTGTTCGCCGCCGCCGGCGGTCGCCCCCTTACGGTATCAGGACAATGGTCGGCACCGAGTAATGCGCTGCGGCGTGCGCGGTGGCCGCGTCGAGTG